GGAAAGCTGTTGTCCATGCTCGGGCCGGAACACAGGGCGGAAGTGGTACGTGTCCGTGGCGAACTGGATCGGTGGATCAAACAGGTGGGAACGTGAAAACCGAGAACAAGTTGGATGGTGGCAGAGAGATCCCTACGGGATCTCTCTCGCGCGGGCCCGCACCTACGCGTACGCGGGAGGGCGCGCGAGGCCCGGTGGTCGAGTTGGTGGAGCTCTCGCTTTCAGACCGCGAGCGGGAGTATGCACAGCTCGTGCAGGCGGAGGTGGGTCTGGCGCCAACCCCACCCCGCATCGGCTGGACGTGTCCGGCCATCGACAAGGCCATCCGTCGGGTGCGTCGCTTCGCCGACGGCCAGGAGCGCGCTGAGCTGATCGCGTTGCTCGAGCAGGTGCGGTCCGAGAACATCGGCATGCGGAAGCGGCTGGAACACCTGGAGGGCCGCGGGTGCTGACGAACGCCGAGCTCGCCGCCGTAGCCACTGACCTGGTCGAGTGGGAGTCCCTTAACGAGGACTGGCCGCTCGCCACCGTGAAGCTCTGGCACCGCACCGGCGAAATCGACGTAGCCGACGAGATCGGCCCGGACTTCGTGGACGCGTTGGGCGCGAAGGTGAAGCGCACCAGCCAGCGCACAGCCGTTGCCCAGCTGGCGTCAAGCCGCACCGTGGTCATCGGTGGCGGGAACCGCAGTGGCAAAACATTCGGAACAAAGTGCGCTTTTGTCGCGCTGGGTCTCGGCAGTGACCACCCCATGGCGCGCGCGTTCTGGGAGATGAACGGCATTGACCCAGACAGCTTTCCCAAGGGCCCGGCCAACGCGGACCACGGCGACGGCGAGGCCTGGGTAGTGGCCGTCGACTACAACGCGTCGAAGGAGTACCACCGGAGCTCCATCGAGACGCTGTTGGCCCCAGGCAGCTACCGGTGGAGCATGCGCAACGCGTCGGCGGCCGCTGAGCTGTACGTCAAGTGCCCCGGTTACGACTACGAGGCCGTTTTCCGCTTTAAGAGCGATGGCGCGAACGCCCGCAAGCGGATGCAGGGCCAGAAGTGCCGCGTGGTGTGGCACGACGAGGAAGGCCCCAGTGAAGAGGCCTGGGACGAGTGCTGCACCAGGCTCACGGATGCCAACGGGTGGCACATCCTCTCAAACACGCCGGTGGACGGCCTTACCTGGGTTGAGGACCGGCTCATCGCGAAGACGGGCCCCACCGCCGAGCTGGACGCGGTGACGTACCACATCCACACGATCGACAACCCGTACCACACCGAAGCCGGCCTGAGGAACCTCCGAAAGGGCGACCGGCGCATGAGGATGGCGAAGATGTTTGGAAGAGCGGTTTCACGACTCGGACTTGTCTACCCCCTGTTCGACCCGAACGTGCACGTCGTCGCGCCGTTCGACATCCCGGCCGACTGGCCGCGGTACAAAGCCGTGGACTTCGGGACGCGCAACCCATTCGCGTGCATCTGGGCCGCAGAGGACCCGGACGGCCGGCTCATCGTCTATCGCGAGTACTACAAGGCCGAGGCGACGCTACGCACCCACGCGCTCAACCTGTACCGGCTCGAGGGTTGGGACGTCGACGAGGGCGAAGGGACGTGGGAGGCCGTTGGGCCGGTCGAGGACTTCGACGTGTCCTGGGCTGACCCCGAAGACCCGCAGCAGATGATGCAGCTCATCCGGGATTACGGCATGGAGTTCCGCAAGGCCATCAAGCATGTGAATCTGGGGATCGATGCGGTGAACGAGCGGCTAGACCCAACGCAGATTGGCGGTCCGGGCCTGGTGTTCTTCAGCACGTGCACCACCTGCATTCGGGAACACCGCGGGTACGTGTGGGCGCCTCGAACGAACCGCACCGAGCCCGAGAAGCCGGTCAAGAAGAACGACCACGGCGTCGATGCGGTTCGGTACATGGTCTACGGCCTGAAGAAGGGGAACATCGTTGTGGGGATGAGCTGATGATGAGCAAGATGGAGCAAATCGATTTCTTCAACAAGGCGCTTGCCGATCTGAGCGCACACAAGTCGGGTGAGAAGCGAATGAGCCCGGATGAGCTCTACAGGCTTGCGCGCACTGCCGTGGGTTTAGCGATCCGGACGGCGCCGTTGACGCGGGCTGATTTCGAGGAGGCCGCTAAGCGCTGATTCGTCGTATGGGGACGCTCGTCCGCAGGATGGGGTGCAGCGAGGCAACCCCGCTTGTTCGACGCCCTGAACAACCTACGAAAGCGCATTTTTGCGCCGATGATGCCACCGCGCGCAGGCGCGGCAGGTGTCCCGGTGCGCCCCGGTTTCCCGCCGGTGGCATCCATGGCGACCATTGCGCGTTTCCCCGAGGTGTTCGCGTGCATCCAGATGCGCAGCGGGGACATGGCCGGGTTGCCGCTCATCGCGTCTCGGAAGGTCGGCAGCACTGAACGCATTCTCGATTCGCACCCCACGCTCGACCTGCTGAACATGCCGGCGCCTGGGTGCCCGGGGCTCGTGTACCGGCGGCAGGTTTACGCGGACTGGACGCTCACCGGAAACAGCATGAGCGAGCAGCCGTCGCCTGACGTGCTGTACCGACTGCACCCACAGCTGGCGATCCCCGAGGTCAACCAGGCCACCACGCGGATCGAGTTTTGGACGTACAACAGCATGCGCCGCATCGACGCGTCGCAGGTCATTCACATTCCGGACATCTCGTGGTCAACGTCGCTAAACATGGTGCTGGGTGAGTCGCGCATCCGTGCGTTGAACGACGATTTGACCACCGTGCTCCGGGCTAAGGAAATGGCCGCCAAGCAAAGCACGCGTGGCCGTCCGGACGTGTTCCTGTCCCCACGCGGCGACACGGCGCAGGCAATGAGCGCCAAGACCATCACCGAGATCGAAAAGAACTGGGAGCGCTTCGCCCGAGAGGGCCTCGGGATGTTCGTGGTTGGCGGTGAGTTCGACCTGAAGCAGTTCACGTGGTCGCCTCGCGATACCGAGTACATCCAGCAGCGCGAGCTGACGCGCGACGTCATCCTCTCGGTGATGCAGGTGCCGCCAGCTCGCTACGGCCTGGCGACGGCGAACTACGGCACCCAGCGTCAGCAGATGAAAACGTACTATGAAGGCTTGCTTAACGGCATGGGTGCGACCTTCGAAGCGTACTGGTCGATGATGGCCAAACAGCGCACGGGCCAGCAGGACAGCATCAGCCACGACCGGAGCCGCATCGAGGCGCTCCAGCTGAACCGCACCGAGGCCCTGCTACGGGTCGAGCGCTGGGTAAACCTCGGCAGCGACCCGAACGAAGCGGCCTCGTACGAGGGCTTCGAGGACGCGCCCAACCTGGACGGCATGGAGGGGCGCATGCGTCCGCCTGCGCAGCAGACCGAAGTGCCGCAGGAACGGCAGCTGGTCGATAAGCTGCACGAGCACCTGCAGCGCATGGCAGACCGGTACGAGCGCCGCAGCCTGGACAGCGACGGGGACCCCACGCAGGTTCGGGCTCTGGACGCCGAGTCAATGCGCACGCTGGAAGTTCTGGAGGGCGCGGGCATTCCTGCCGAGCTCGCCCTGGCTGCGTCCAACGACATCGCCAGCTTTGCCGATGAGGCGGCCGCAGGGTTTGTCGTCGACGGCTGGGACCGGGGCGTACAGCGGCTGGGGCTTCGCAACCTGTCGGCTTTCGGACGGGGGCGCGCCCTCGAGCTGGTCGACCAACTGAACAAGGCGGCTGCATGAGCTTCCGTGAGTACATCGACCACCGCGTGGCGGAGCTGGTGGAGGGCGGCGAGGACCGCCCCACCGTCGTCGCGCGCATGGCGGACCTGGCCGGGTTGGACCCGCAGCAGGTTTGCGACTTCCTCGCAGGCAACGAGAGCGAGTGCGACCTGGACACCGCGGAAGCGTACGGCCGGGCCCTGGAGCTGAACACGGATGAGGTTCTGGAGGTGGCAGCCGACGGGACCATGCACGGGGCGCGGTTCTATGACATCGGCGAGCGGGGCGACGTCTTTGGGCTGATGCGCGCTGCCCCCCGTCTCGGTGGTGATGGTGCGCTTCCTGAGGGCCAAAACGAGTTCATCGCGTCGACCAGCCGCGAAGGCCGGGACGGCGACATCATCGACCAGGGCACCTGGCGGCTCGCGGACTTCCGCAACAACCCGATCATCCTGAACAGCCACAACCCTACCGAGATCATCGGCACCGCGCCGCGGGTCGGGGTGCGCGGTGGTGAGCTCCGGGCCTTGGTGGCCTGGGACATGGAAGACCCGGAATCGGCCCGCATCGCTGGCCAGCATGCGCGTGGGGTTCGCTCTGCAGTGTCCGTGCGCTGGCTCACCGGTCGGGCCATCAGCCGCAACAGCCTCGCCGAGGACCACCCCGCGTTCCAGGCTCGTCCTCGGCAGACGGTGTGGGGCCCGCAGTTTGGGCGCTTCCTGCGCCACAACACGCTGATCGAGATTAGCAGCGTCGGCCCTGCGGGCGATGCCGGCGCGCTGCAGGTGCGCGGCCTCGGTCCGCAGGTCGGCAAGGCGCTGCGGAAGCTGAACCCCCTGGCGCCCAACGGCGTCGCGGACATCCGGTCGGCACTGCGCGACCCGGAGACCTGGAAAGACGAGCAGGTACGCCAGCTGCTGGCCGCTGAGTTCCTGTCCCTGATTCGGTCCGACAAGACCGCCCGCACCGCACTGCGCGCGCTTGTGGCCACCACTCCCAACCCACCCGAGAGCACCCATTCGGATGCCCTCTCATTCATTCGCGCGGCAACCGCCACGCTCAGGAGCTCCGAATGAGCACCGATCTCCAGACGGCGATCGACGACTTCAACAAAGTTGTTGTCGATCTGAAGGATGCCCGCACCTCTCAGGGTGGGCAGATCACGAACATGCAGGGGGCCATCGAGGACCTGCAGCGAACCATGAAGGGCGTGCAGGACGCACAGTTCAAGGCTGGCTTGGAAGCGGAGGCGCGTGGCGCCGAAAACGCGGATTACAAGCTGCGCCGGTACAGCCGGACCAACGATCGCGACATCCGCGAGAACCAGGGCTCTTACCTGGCCAACGAGGCCGGCGCGGTTCGCCTGTGTCAGCACGAAGACGGCCGGGGCAACACCCGGTGGGGTCTGCTGGACGACCCGGACCCGAAGAACGAGTTCCAGCGCGAGCTGCAGCGGCTCGTCACCTACCGGTCCATCGTCCGTGCCTGTCAGCGGCGTCAGCGCCGCGGCTCGTCCACGCCGCATCTGGACGATGAAATCCAAGATCTTGTGGCCAACGCCCCCGGAGACCTGAAGCGCATTTTCAGTGACTCAACGGGCATCGGTGCCGAGTGGATCCCGGACAACCTCGTGCCCGAGCTCGAGCGCCAGGTGCAGTTCATGACCGGCGTCCACTCGCTGGTGGTCGACCGCCAGTTTGCGCCGTCGCAGTCGATGAAGCTGCCGTATCGCGAGGGCAACCTGCGCCCGTTCATCAAGTCGGTTCCGACTGCGGACGACCCCGCGTTCGCTACGGCCACGAGCATCACGACTCGCGAGAACCAGGCCCGGGTGCAGAACTACCCCATCCGCGCCCAGATCGACCGCGACGCGTCTGAGGACTCGATCATCAACGTGATGCCCATCCTGATGCAGGACATCGCGCGGGCCTACTCGTTCGCGAAGGATGACATCTTCATCAACGGCGACACCCTCGGCA